GTCGGCGGCGGTGACGGGCGCGACGCCCCCGCCCCATTTCGTCCCGTCCGTGAACGATCCGGCCCCGCTCGTGGTTTTCGCGGCCATGCCTTAGATCCGCTCCAAACACTCGACCTTGTATTGCGTCTCGCCGAGAGCGGACAGGGCGAGAGCCCGGCCCGTCGCGACGAGCGTTTTGCCGCCCCATTCGAACGTGTCTTCGACCCGGCACTTCGCGTCGGCCGCCCTCGCGCCGACGGACGTGTCGGTCGGCTCCGCCGCGAAGTACAGCGTGTACGTCGTCGCGGCGATGATCGTCCCCATGTCGTCGATCCGGCTCGCGGTCTTGGCGTCGACCTTGCAGGGCAACGACGTTCCGACCGACGGTCGGTAAATCGTCGATCCGCCCGCGTCCGATTCCGCCGTCCGGGTGCGGAGGACGACCGTGTCCTCGTGAAATTCGGTCCAGAGCATCAGGCGAGCGCCCACCGCTTGAAACGTGACAAGACCTTGATATCCTCGTCCGTCAGGACCGCCGCGTCCGCGACGGCGTTGAGCGTGTAGCTCGCGTCCCCGAGCGACTTGGATTTGACCGACGGGTCGGACGCGAGCTGAGCGCACGCCCGGTTGATGACGGCCATCGCGCGACCCACGACCGCCGCCGGAAGATCGGAGGCGACGTACACGACCTGGACGGACTGGAATCCGCTCCCGAACGACGACGTCGACCAATCGGAAGGAAACCACTGGGCCGCCGATTTGGTCCTGAGTTCGCCCGTACGGAGGTCGCAGACGTATTCGCTCGAATCCATCACGCGGGCCGCGTCGGGGAGCCCGACGGTGACGGACGTGATCGACGTCACCGGCCGCTCGCGAAGGTAGATCGAACCCGTCCCTTCCGGGTTATGCTTTTCGGTGAATGTGATCGAACCGCCGAACGTCCGCCCGGTGTAGCCCTCGATAAGGCTCGTCGCCTCGTCGATGAGGCGTTCAATCTCCGCGTCCGCGACGGAGGCGAGACGCGGAAGCGAGACGCGGACGGCGGAGAGCGTGGTGAGATCAGCCATTCGTCGCCCCGCATGACGAAAGAATCGGCAACTCGTGCCCGGCTTCGGCCAATGCCGTCAAACCGGCTCGCGACGCGAACACGCGCAAACCTTCATGTTCTACAGTCGTCCTCGCATATTCGGTCGGCTTTGCATGCGACGGAAACGAGAGCAAAGCGACATAGCAATTGCTCTTGTTTGGATCGATGAACGGGCGAGGCGAAACGCCAATGTCGCCGCCGGCATAGAGGATGATTTGCTCCAGTTTCGTGTTGCCTACGTTCGCGATTGTTGCCATCGGTCGCCCGTCCCCCTATTCCGCTTCCCGCCCGTATTCGACCCGCCCGCCGCAACCGCAAAGGACGGGGATGCGGGACGCGAACCAATTGGTCTCCGCCCCGCAGCGACGGCAGACGACGAGAGCCGGTCCCTTGATGGTCTCCGGCTCCGCGACGTCGTTCGGACCAGGCCGGACGGCCTTGTCCTCGAAAGATCGGCGAGCGAGCATGATTAGCTCTGAGTACCCACGACCGTCCAGGTCGGCGCGCCGCCGCCCGTCCCGGTGTTGATGTACTCTTTGCCGTTGGTCGTGTCTTTGACGATGGCCCCCTTGCCGCATCCCCAATACGTCGCCGTGACTCCGGCGGTCGTCTCGGAAATGGTGGCGGCGGCGCCGCCGGTGAACGACGACGTGACGGTCATCGCGCCGATGGCGAGCTTCGCCAGCCGGTTCGACGCCGTGATCAAGATCGTGCCGATGCCGCTCGTGAGCGTGCCCGCCGTGGCGACGAAGGCGTTGGTCCCGAAGGTGTTGTCGAGAGCGAGCTGCAGATTCGCCAGAAACGTCGCGTTCGTCGCGTTCCACGCGAACGAAGGCGTGGTGAGTCCGCCGAACGTGAGCGTGCCGGAGCCGCCGGAAGTGCTGGCCTTGATGTCGAGCGTGTTGACGCTGGACGTTCCGGACGACGGCGCGCCCGCCTGGATCACGTTGCCCGCGTCGACCCATGTCGGGGCGAGCGTGGTCGACGTGTTGAGCCAGACGTTGCCCGTCGCGACGTCCACCACCTGAGTGCCCGCCGCGCAGCCCCGGAACGTGGCGTCCACGCCCGCGACGGCCTCGGTGACGGTCAGGGTCGGGGACGATCCGGTCAGGCTCGACGAAACGGTCGGGGCCGTCGCGGCCTTGGAGAGCAGGTCGCCCGCCAACGTTAGACTAATCGTCCCGATTCCGCTCGTCATATTGAGAGCGGCCGTCGTGACGTTGCCCGTGCCGACCGACGACAGCGCCTCAAGAGCCGTGTCGATGTTGGACACCAATGTGTTGTTGGTCGACGACCACGTGATCGCCGACGTCGTGTAGCCGTCGAACGTGATCGTAAAAGTTCCGCCCGTCGGCGTGCCGCCGAACGTCAGGATGTAGACGGCGGTCGCGCCGGGCGACGGTTGCCCGGAATACCGAATGGGGCCGGTCGCCCCCGGAATCGCCCTGCCTACGCCGATGACAGCCATCGAATAATCTCCCGTTGATGGGATGCCCGACGGGGCCGGGCGGCTTCGACCGCCCGGCGTCCCATCAATGGGGTTAGATACCGGTCAGTTTGCAGAAAGCCGCCTGCCGACGGATGACCAGACCGACGCGCTTGTAGGCGCGGATGGTCCGGACGCGGTCGATGAAGTTGGTCGAGATCCAGCCCATTTCGACCCGCGTCTCCTGGCGCCGGGCGATGTAGGCGTAGGTCGCGAAGTCGCCCACGAGCGCCGTGTTCTCCGTCGCGGCGGAGGTCACGACGGCGGGGACGCCCCACAGCGTGCGGACGGCGGTCGACGCCGGGTCGCCGAGGATGTAGCGGCCGTTGGCGTCCTGAAGGGTGACGATGTCCTGCCAGTCGTTCGGATGGAACACCGCCGCCGAAGGCTCGGCGAAACCGGTGTGCATGACCTTCGTCATCGCCTTCATAAATCCGGTGATGACGGGGTCGCTTCCGAGAGCCTGGGTTTGGACGGACGACGCTCCCGCGCCGAGGAAGCCGACGAGCTGCGGGGATGTGCCGGTTCCGGAGAGGATTTGCGTCTCCTCCGTCCGGTCGACGGCGGACATCAGCGAGTTGTCGATCAGCCCGGCGACCTGGGGGGCGTCGGCGAGTTGCCGCTCGGTGACGGGCACGTATTCGCCGATGTCTTCGATGTTGACGGTTCGTTGCGTGTAGGCGATCGCGCCTTCGGAGAGCGCGGCGCCCTCCGCTTTGGCCGCCGCCGCGACGGTGCGGGTCGTCTCCTCCATGTACTGGATAGAGTTTTCGGTCGTGGTGATCGACGGCATGAGGGCCGGGACCAGCACGCGCCGAAAGGCGTAGGGCACGACGTCGGACGACCGGGTGACGAACGGGGCGAAGCCCGCCGACGTCGACATGGTCGTCTTGTACTCGGCGTCGCCCATCCCCTTGCAGTCGATCATTCCGACCGGGAGGGCGAACTCGGCCTTCGCGTCGATGTTCCACGACGAGTCCCGGGCAATCTGATATGCCTTGGATTCGATGAATCGACGGCCCAGCGACTTCCCGGCGTCGGGGTCGGCCCGTTCCTCCGCCTTCTTCGTCCCGGCCCCGAACGGGGCGGGACCGGCGGCCCTGGACGCGGCGTCGATCTCCGCCTTGTTCATGGCGGCGGCCTGGGCGACGGCCTCCCACTTCTTGTACTCGGCGTGTTCGTCGGCGGCCTGCTTCTGGAGGGCCTGGAATTGCTCCATGTCCTCCGCCGCCCAGTCGAGCTTGCCGTCCGCGTTCTTCTTGCCGACCAGCGCGTCGATCTTGGCGCGCGTCGCCGAGAGCTTGCCGAAAGCCTCCTTGGCCTCGACGAGGTTCATCGCTTCGATCATCTTGTATGCCTTGCGGCGTTACGCCGCCGTGATGTCCGTCAGGGTCATGATCTTGACGTAATCGCTCAGGACGGCGGCCTCGTCGAGGTCGACGGCCCCCGTCTTCGGCTCCGGCTCGTCCGCGACGTCCGGGGACGTCCGGTCGAGCAGCGACTTGAGCCGCTCGCACAGGCCCTTGTGCGTTTCGCACGCGGACATGTGGTCGTCGTACAACTCTTTGAGGCTGTCCCAATTGGAGCGGGAGAGTTCCCGCCCGGCCTTGAAACGGGCCTCGATCCTCGCCTCCGCCCGCGCGACGAACGCGGCGGAAGCCTCCCTGGACTCCCTCGAAGCGGACACCACTCGGCGGGAGTGGTCGGCGAAAGAGGCGGTCTCCGCGCTCTTGACGCCGACGATTCGTGCTTCGGAGTTCGCCGGGACCGCCACCGGCGAGACTTCGATCAGACTGATCCGCGTCAAGAGCCTGGCGCCCTTCTCCGCGCGGGCGAGATCCTTCGACGTCGGCGTGTAGCCATGCTCGGCCCAGTGCGCCTTGACGGCGGAGGCGTTGGGCAGTTGCTTCGATTCGCACTTGTAACCGATCGACAGCTTCCGGATCGTCGCCCGCTTGGTCGACGGGTGGGGGGTCATCTTCGCCCGCACCGCCTGCGCGTCCGGCGAGCCGTCGAACACGGCCTTGATGTACAGCCCGTCGGCCGTCTCCGTCGCCTCGGCCGGATGCCCGATCGGGGCGTCCCAATCGTGGTTGACCGAACCGACGAAGCCGTTCGCGAGAAAATCGGGCAGGTCTTTGGCGAACGCGCCGGGGGCGATGATGTCGCCCACCTCGTCGATGTTGTGGTAGACCGCCGCCAGACCCTCGAATCCGCCGGAGCCGTCGGGCGCGGTCGCCTTGACTTCGAACGCCACCGATTTGCGTTCAAGCGTCACTGGTCAACTCTCTTTCTTGTCTCGCCGACGATCCGGCTAGTCGATCTTCGCGATCAGGATGCGGCGAATCCGCCGCGATTGGTCCAGCAGCGCCCGCCTCAACCACGGCCGCGCGGCCATGTTGGCGGTCCCCAATTCGAGCCAACGGCCGTACCTCAAGTTGGTTCCCGTCCGGGCCGCGAGCCGATCCCCGACCCGCTCGTGAGTGACGGAGCGGCGAAGATGGCCGTACTGCTTGTGCGGCGGCTCGCCGGGATCGGACGGCAGGACGCCGTAGAGCCGCCCCTTGCGCTTGGCGAATTGCCGTGTCCGCATCTTGCCGACCTTGTGCCAGCCGGTCGTGATCGCGGACGCCGTTCCCGCCTTCGATATCAGCCGCTTGGCGTGGTCCTCGACGATGATCGCGGCCGCCGTCACGCGGCGGACCATCGTCTGACGCACCTTCGCTCGAAAGGCTTCGTCGTCCCAATTCAGGCGGTGCGGCATGCCGTGACTCCGGTCGAAACCTGTTCCCGCCCGGCGACTTGTGGTAAAATAGGGAGTCCCGAAAGGAGCGACCCCATGCGAGTTGGATTGACGCTTTCCGGCCACGACGCCGAGCCGCACTCAACCGAGTTCTGTCGCGGCGAGAAGTTCGACGCGATGCTGGCGTGGATGACGAGCCTTCCCGCCGGCGCGTATCCGGCGGTCGAAAGCTTCGCGAGGAACGCCGAATACAAGCCGTCCGACATCCTGTCGGCCGAACTGAACGAGGCGGCCAACAAACACGCTCCGCCGGAAGACGGAGCGGCCGAAGCCGTCGAGACGCTCCTGGATCTGATCGGACTCGGCTACTCCGACGAGACGGCGGCCGTCGAAGTCTGACCGGATCGGCGATAGACCGCCGCTCCGAGTTTCGCCTTCCGCACCTTGGAGCGGGCGTTGTTGTACTCCCGATCCTTGTCCGCCTTCGCCTTCAGCTCCTTGAGCGCCTTCCCCTTGGGCAAGGCGCCCCGGGCGGCGGGCGGAAGCTCCTTGTCGGACATATTGATTAGTTTGTTGAGTTCGGCGACGTCCTTGACCTTGTGCATGTCCTTCAGCGCGTAGGCTCCGGCCGCCCGCTTGTAGTACAGATCGTGGCCGCTGTATCTCGCCCGGTGCGCCCCGCCCTCCGCGTCGTGTCGGGCGTCGATCGCCACGGTATGCCAGGTGTTGCCGGGATTGTCGGCCGCGTCCTTCGCCTTGAGGTACAGGGCGTTGGTATGCACGGATAGGTTTTCCTTGCCGCCGTAGCTCTTGGATTTGACCTCGATTCGATGCAGCCCGCCGCCCGGCTTGGGAATGTCGACGTCGCTCGGCTCATAGCCGGTCAATCTCTTGCCGCCGGTCATCGCGGCGACATGCATTTCCGCCTCGTCGGCGAACCGCCTGCGCTTGACCGTCAGCGTCTCTCCGGCGACGTCCGCATGGGCGGCCACAAGCCCGGAGCCGACCCCGCCCCGCCCTCCGCTCGCGAATCGGCCCGCCTCGTCGCGGTTGGGATTGTATTTCCTCTCGGCGCCCCCCGGCTTCCGCAGCGTCTCGCCCCACTCCGGATCGACCGGCCCGCCGAATTCATCCGCCAATACATGCACCATCGTGCATTGGCACTGAGGATGAAGCGGGGGATGACGAATGTCTTTATACGTCTCGTTCGTCCCGATTTCGGCGAACCTGTCCCCCAGCTTGACCCGGCCGACCTTCTCGGCGACCTCCCGGCAGAGCGGGCAGGCGTCCTCGGAAAGCAGCCACTCGAATCCCTGAACGACGCCGGACTCCTCCGCCGCCGCCTCTTGAGCCGCATGGACGGCCCGGGAAGCCTCGCTCGCCGCGATCCGCTGGGCCCGCCATTGCTCCGCGTTGCCGAACACCGATTCGACCCGCTCGCGGAGTTGAATCAGAGTGTCGCCTCGCTCGACGATCCCCTCGATCAACTCCCCGCGCAGGCGGTCGAGGGCGACGTCGAGGTCGAGCGTCGTCGTCTCGTTCGTCGCGCGGCAAAAGTCGAACGCGGCGGTTTCGATCTTGCGGCGGGTGTGCGGGTTGACGACCGACCACTCGCCTAGATCCAAGCCCGTCGCGGCCTCGATGCGTCCAAGTTCGTCCGCCCCCGACTCGGCCCAGTAGGCGGACAGGATCGGCGTCATCGCGGACGCCATCGGATCGTCATAGTTCGCGAGCGACGGAAACGAATCGGGAACCTCCGCCATGTCCGGCGGGATCGCCCCCAGCACGTCCCGCATCTGCCGATTGAACCAACGGATCAACTCATCCCGAATCGGGTCGCCCTTCGGCAGCCCAAACGGGTTTCCGGGCTCCGCCCCGTCGTCCCTCGGAGGCATGTCGTCGGGGACGTCGTCCTTCGTCTCCGGCGCGGCCGGAAAAGGGTCGTCGCCATCTTCCCTTTCGGCCGACTTGGACGCGGGCGGGGCCGACGACGCTTCACCTTTCGGTTCGGGCTCGGGCGGCGGCTCCACGGCCGCAGGCCGGGCCAGAGCGGGAGGCGGAGCGGGAGCGGGAGCGGGCGACGACCGAATGGTTTCGCCCGCGTTGTCCGGCAACGCCCCGAGGTCGACGAACTTACGGGCTTCGTCGGGCGTCAAGATCGGCCCGCCCGCCGCCTTCGTCAAGCCGTCAAGCCGCTCCAAAAGCGGCACGTTCAAAACCGAAATCTTCGATCGGTTCCAGACCAGCCGTTCCCGCGACGGGTCGATCAACTCCGGGCATTGCTTGTCCAGGGCTTCGGCGAACCGCTCTTGGCGGGGGATGATCCCGTTGCGCCAGGCCATGTACTCGGCTTGTTGCAAGTTGCTGTACGTCTTGCCCGGGTCGGGCAGACCGACCGCCATCGCGGGCGTGCCGCACAGGGCGCACAACACGGCGACCGGAAAGTCGAACAGCGTCTTGAGCCCCATGTCTTCGGGGGTGATGCCGAGCCGGTCGGCCCGAAGCCCCTGAGTCGAAACGAACGGCTTGCCGTTGTTGTACCCTGTCTGATTCTCGGCGTACTGGCCGCGAAGCGAAGCGACGTTTTCGGCGCTGATCGACTCGCCCACGTTCGACGGCGACAACATCACGGGGACCGCCCCGCAATTCCGCATCAACGTCTGCGTATACAACTCCGCCCGGTCGATCGTCGAGACGGACCTAAGCCCCGCCTTCAGACGCGACAGCCCCCGAAGCGGATTTTCCGGGTCTCGCCCATCCTTGATACAGACGACGTCCTCGGGCGGATACTCCATGTTGCGGCCGTCGACCCGGCATCGGTACATCTTGATCGGATTGTCCGCGCTCCGCGTCTCGCTGGGGACGATTTCGACGTCCCAAGGGGGCACCCACCACAACGAATGGATGCCGTCGCGGCCGTCGCGGACCTTGACGAACACCGTCGTCCCGTCGCATACGTCGCTGAGAAGGTACGACGCGCAAAAGGAATGGAACGTGTCGAGCTTGTTCGGCCGATCCATCAGGTCCATGAACGGATGATCGGTTACGACGTCGCCGAGTTCGTCGCGGCCGGAGACCGTCCGAACCTCCATGTCCGCGACGGGAAAGTTACGGTCCATCCAGCCGAGACACGCGGCGACGACGACGTTGAGGTACGTCGGCCCGTCCGCCGGGGTCGGCGTCGAACCGTCCGCGAACCCGTAGGACCACGAGCCCATCGGCGAGGAGACCGTCGGCCCGACCTTCGCCTCGGCGCGGTTCGGCCGTCCGAACAGGGCGGAGGGGCGAAAGCGGTCGATCCAGGTTGACGGGCGGGGCGTGGTCGGCATTAGAGGCGGACAATCTCGTAGGTCGACGTATTGAGATACATCATCGCGTAGCGGGCGGCGTCCATCGCGTGATCGTTGAGCTTCACCGGCTCCTCCTTCGCGGCCCGCGTCGCCGTCGCCGGGGACCAAACGTAGCCGTCGATCTCCTCGACGAACGACGTCGGCTTCTTCGCGTCGGCCAGGTCTTCGTCCCGGTCGACCAGGGCGTCGCGCAGGACGTACAGGCGGGCCTTGCCGTCGGGCTGGACGCGAAGCCGGTTCTGAATCGCCTCGATGCCGGGTTTGACCGCCTTTTTCGCGGCCGTCGTCGCGATCCCGGCCGCGCGAAGCGTCGCCCGGTCCTCCGCGTCGTGATCGGCCGCCGTCGCCGAACACGACTCGCCCGCCGACAACCTCAGAATCTCCTTCGCGTGGTCGGACACGATTCGTTTCGTCCGATAGTACTCGCGGTACAGGTACGCGCGGCCGTCGTGATCGACCGCCCACCACTGGCACACGAACGGATTCGTATATCCGAAGTCGATGGATCGAATACGCCGCCAGTCGGCCGGGATCGGGAACGGGTCGACGACGTGAACCGACCGGGACCACTCGGAATAGACGACGCCCTCCGCCGCGACCCACCGCCCATGCCTTAGCCTGGGAAGACGCACGCCGGTCAGCGCGTCGAGCTTGGCGATGTACTTCCGCCCCGACTCCGTCCAGTCTCCGCCCGCCCACAGCGACGGGTTGTCCTCGTGCTTCGAGTCGAGCAGCCTCAGACGACCGTCGTTCGACCGCAGTTTGATCCAGTGCGTCGGGGCGTCGGGATTCGTGTCGCCGAGAATTTGCTGAAACGGCATGACGCCGTTCCGGAGCCGCGTCGTCAGGCTCTCCCAGTCGTGTTCGGTGAGTTCGATCGCCTCCTGCACATAGATCATGTCGTACTCGGTCGACATGATCTTCGTCGCCTTGTCCATGCCGCCCACGACGACTTCGGAGCCGTTGGGGTAGCGGTAGGACTGGCGAATCTTCCGTTGCGTCCCCTCTTTGATCGGAGAGCCTTCCGGCAGCACCTTGTTCTCATAGGTGACGAGCGCCGTCTCGGTCAGGCTCTCCCGCGTCTTCCGCACGATCAGCGCCCGCGTCCCGGGCCAACGCAGACAACATGCGTTGATTTTTTCAAGGCACGCCCGGCTCTTGCCCGTCCCGGCCGGACCGCTCAAGAGGACTTCGCCCGATCGGTCGGTCCACAGTTCGGACGCCGCGCCGTAGGCTCTGTATTTACGCCGAGCGTCGTCGGTCTTGGGAGGCGGGAGAGTCACAGGCTGTCCGGGGACGTGTCGGCGTCGTAAGCCTTGACGGGCAGTTCGATGGTTCGCTTCTCGGTCCATTGGCCCAATTCCTGGGCCGCCTGCTTCTCATGCTCGCGGATTTCCTTGAGCAGCGCCGTATCGACCGAATAAATCGGCATGACGGTGGCGGATTCGCCCGCCCCGACCGTCTTGTAATCCTTGACGATCAGCCCGGTTCGGCCGCCCGGCACTGTAGCCATGTCGGGATCGTCGGCCCTCTCTTCGATGACCCGCCGAAGCCTAAGCCAGCGGTCGTTGACCGACTCGACGCGGCGTTCAAGAATCGCGAGCCCTCGACGTCGAACCGCCTTGCGGTAGTCGTCGACAAGGGAGTCGACATGGCTCGAAAACTCGGAATCCTTCAGCCAACGAAGGATGGTGTTACGATGAACGCCGACCCTTTCGGCAATCTCGTCTTGCCTAAGCTTCCCCTCCGAAAGGAGTTGCGCGGCATCAACGGATTGTTGGCTCCAAGGAAATGTTCCTGTTTCCCGCATCGTATTGCAACCAGTTCCACCGGTCCTCTTTCCCGCTTTTTCGGTCGCCGACCGACACCCCGGTTAGGATCACGCTCCCTTCCGTCGGCGGCGAATCTCGGATCGGATCGGAATCTATGGATCAACCGCCGCGCGGGCGGCGGGCTGGTTTGGGTACCATGGTACCCACGGTGGACCATCCGTCCCCTCCCACGTCCGAAGCGTGGTTGCGGGGACGGGCGGCGAATCAAAGGGGTGGGACGCCGACGGTCTCGCGACGTTGGCCGAGTCCCGAAGGCGTGTATTGGGTTGTCCGGGCCGTCGGAAGGAGGATTCACCGGCGCCCGGACTGCCTGGCGCCCCCGTGGCGTGCGGGGCGCGTGGTGGGAAGAACCATGCCTCCGGTCGGAGGACGGAGGGGGAGGGCACTCACGGCTTACCCCTCTCCCCGCCGCAACGGCCGCGCCGAACGACGGAGCCTACTTCGGAGCGGGCCGGGGGCTCGTCCCCGACCCGCTGAGTTCCATGATCCTGCTCTTGAGCAGGGCGACCTCGGTGTCGAGCGCGATGATCTTCGCCTCGCGCTCGGCCCATTTTTGGTGGTCCCTCGCCCGGACGGCGTCCCGATTCACATAGGCGATATAGGCGCCCAACAGACCGCCCACGATCGTGACGAGCAGACTCCAGGGGGTCTCGGCGATGACGGCGAGGATCGTCGGACAGGCGACGGCCATGTAGGACACCGCCTTGTATCCGGTGCCGATCATCCAGTCCGGCAATGCTTGGATGATGAGCGGTATGCGGTAGGGCATGGATTCGGAATCGGGTCCGGCGCCTTGAATACCCAGATGGGGCATGCGAACGTGTCTTTCAGCACTTGCGGTTCCGGCGTCGGTCCCTTGCCGGGGATCGGCGTCCGGTCCCGAGTGTTAGGCGCCGGGGGCGGTGTTGTCAGCACCGTTCCCCGGCCCCGCCCGGATCGCTTGCGCGATACAGACAGGACCGTAGAGCATCGACGTTCACGACACGGATTCGACGCCGAATCCGTTTTTTTGTTTCGTGCTATGGCCGCCTCAGAGCGATGAGAACCAGGTAGGCCGCCATGAACCCCCAGAGGACGGTCCAGAGGATCAGCGCGGGGAGCCGGGACGACATCGGCGGCCGACTCCCCACGGTGTGCGGCGTTAGGCGTCCGGATCGACGCCGACGAAGGTGAACAGGACGGTCGGCTTGCCCGGCCCCGTGGTGTCGGGGGCGACGGCCACGAAATCGAACAGGTCCGACGGCTCCCCGGCGTTGCCGACGGCGTCGAACGCCGTGACGAAGCCGACGACCTTGGCGTTTTCGGGGAACTTGACCAGGTCGCCGGAAACCACCGACTGGACGACCGGCGTGCCGCCGTCCAAAGTGTAGGTCAACTCCATCTTCCCGACGTCTTCGGGAACGGGATTGGCGATGTCGATGCGGTAAATGATCTTGGGCACTTTCGGAGGCTCCCGACGAATGTAGATGAATTGAACGACCGGCTTACCCAGCCGCGACAACGCCGCGACCTTGGGTAAGGCCCATCGGGCGACGCTGCGGACGACGCTGCGGACCGACGGCATGCACAACCTCTTGGGGACGCTGGACCAACCGGAGAAGTCTCACGGCGCGAACAACGGCGTTTCGGCGGCGGCCTCTTGGACGCGACGGCGACAGTCCTCGACGTACTCGGCCTCGCGCTCCACGACCACGCATCGCATGCCGGTCGCGAGGCAGGCTTCGGCCGTCGTGCCGGAGCCGCCGAACGGGTCGAGGACCGTCCCGCCCGGCGGGCAGACGAGCTTGATCAGCCACGTCATCACGTCGACCGGCTTGACGGTCGGATGCTTGCTCCCGCGACGCTCATCCTTGGATGCCTTGGACGTGTAGAAAAAGCGGGCGGCGGTGCCGGAGTCGGAATGACCGCCTCCATGCGAATCAGGCCAGTCCCCGCTGTAATAATCGCTTGTCGCCCTCATGTAAGGCTTAACAGGCAGGCTCTTGCTCTCCCCGCTCTGCTCCCCCAGCATCCGCGACGGGCACTCGGGGTCGCACTCGCCGTCGCAATCGGGGTGATGGGACAGGATGAGATTCGCGGGCCAGCGGCCGAGGGCGGACGGCCGATAAAGCGGGAGG